AATAATGATAGCCTTGGAGCAGTCGAGTCTGAGAGATGCCTTTATCAGCTAGGTCTGTATCGATGAGAGCGGTGAGAGGGACAATATCAAGGCTGATCTCATCGCCCTGCTCAATCGTTGGGCTCGCCTCGATGAACCCGTTAAGCACCTCAACGAAGTCTGTGGTGTTGCCGTTGGGATATCGATGAGCCATGTAGAGCTTGGCTCGGCGACCTCTGAAGGTCGTGATGTGGTTGCTGATCTCAGGAACAAATGAGCCCTCGAGGCCGATGCTATGAGTCTGAATAGGTGTGCCACCAACACCACGAGTAACATTAATCGAGGTGGCTGTTCTCAACGTGGTGTGAACTGTCTCAGCTCCAATGTGCACAATCGCTTCAGCTGTAGATCTGACATCAGCGTCAAGGTAGAAGGTGGTGTCTTGTCGTGATGCTGAGGTGGTGAGGCGAGCGAGCGCAGGACTTGAGCGAGCTCCACAGCGACCAAACACAACACCAGGATCACTGAGCCCGCCACGCTGCCTATCTATCCCGAGAGTGACAGAGGTGGATGAATACTGAGCCACCCCACCACTAGGGTCAATCGAAGCGCTAAAAGCTCCAACTTCAGTGATCGCCTCGATATCAACATAATCCACACCTGAGGCTATCTCAGCATCAAGGTTACTCGATGCAGGAGGTGGGTGGCTGTGATATCTATATTTGAGCCCTGCCACCTGTAGAGCGAAGATGCGTCGGCCATGCTGGCTAGTGATGCTCATGGGGTCACCTCAGGGTCATAGATGTCATAGATATGTAACCCTAACACAACTAGGTTATTAGTCGTTACTGCCACATTCAGCACCTGACCGCGATTAGCTGAGGGAACATAAAGCACCCGAGGTGGATCAGGGGTGACATTAGATGGAGCCGCGATGAGGTTAGTCCCAGTGAAGGCTGAGTACAGTGTAAATGGGTCACCTGCCAAGTCTACCTCAGTATATTTACATCCTACATCTAACGTGGTTCCTGCATAGCTATTGCCAGCTGTATCACGTAGCTCAAGCTCAATAGATGGGTTATTACCTCCTCCATGATTAGAGCTGACATATTGCATGATTAAAGCTAGATGTGAGCTGATAGGTGTAGATTGATATAAATAGTGGTTGACCTCTGTTCCCTTAAATGGACTGGGTTCAAGTAGCCTGAATCGACCACCGATGTTAGCGCCCACACCTCTATTCACATTATAATGAGCCTCACCTAAGAACTTCACTCGGGTGAGCTGTGCAGCTGCTGAAGCCATTTGAGCGAGCGCGCCGCCAAATAACAGCTGGCCATTATAACAGCCCGAGACATTAGGCAGACGCTGAAAGCTCGTTGGTATCAACATTGATCAAACTCCTATGATACTGAGTCCTTGAATATAAGCAGGGCTCCCTATTATCTGGTTAGAGAGACTGAGCAGATTACTCTGATTAAGTGGAGTTGGATCTAGGCCTACTCGATACATTGAGAGTTTAAAATCTTGACTGTGCTCTGCTAGCTCAGGACTTCTTATATCTCTCTCATGAGCTGACCACCCATTAGATGAGACGGTGATTGAGTAACCCATGATGTCAAAGACCTTAGAGGTGGTGATGTTCACCGCGTTGATCAGGATAGTGATCTTTAGACCCAAGAGATTCAGGCCGCTTGGTATCGCCACCTCAGAGAACAATAACTCAGCATCTGAAACGCCGAGGCCCTTGGCCGGTGCTGGGATGCTCGATGAGCTGAAGACACCCGACCAGCTCAGCAGAGTTCGGCCACGCTTCCTCAGGTGACCTAGATTATTGATGGAGTCCACACCGAAGCGAGCTGGCAGAGGATAATCAGCGCCGAGGCGAGTAGCTCCAAACGGGATAAACTCTTCTGTGTATTGGTCGAGAGCTCGCGCCGCGAGTGGTGAAGCGAGTGGCGACCAACTACCTTGAATGGCTGCCACCTCAATCGTGGCACCTGCTGAGGCTTGAAGGCTCAGGGTGAGTATAGCGAACTCATCAGCCTCCACCGCGCCGAGCGTCACAGTGGCCACATCGAAAGCACTGTTAAATCGTGAGGTGTCTGTGATGGTGATGGTTGAGTTGTAGGAGTTTGAGGTGGTGGGGAATGTCAGGGTCACTTTGGCTTGACTACCTGCCACGCTCGTATAAGCGCTCAGCCTGAACTTAAACTCAATGTGTTCCTCTGATGGGTGGGGGATGTACCACTGGCAAACGTCAGTCATCGAGGTGCTGTTAAACTCAAAGTCTTCAGAAGACCACGCCTGATTCACGACGTCACCACAGCCACCATAAGCGAACGCATAATTTTGCATGTCGCCAAGTCGGGAGAGTTCCGTAGTCCTCACAGTGAGCCCTGAGGTGAGCCGAGCAGGATCAACTAACAGAGGTGGCGTTGTATATGTATTGCTCATAGGTGCTCAATCTCCATCGATACCGGAACGCGCCGCCGAAGTCTGCCAGGATATGCGAGGTCAAAACTATTAGTCGTGAGACTGCCTCTAATCCGACCATAAGAGCCATTATCCTCTGAGCTGTAGAGAGTATCATAGGCAGGTTGAGCCGCGTTGACTGAGGCAGTGGGGAGCGCGCGCCGAGAGTCACCCCATCCTTGATAAAAGTTGACTCTCTCCCCCTGAGCGCAATATGGCAGCCAACGATTTAGAAAGTGTTGATAGTCGTCGGTTGAGTCGAGGAGCGCATCGAGGTCAAAGTTTAGCGACGATGTGGTATATGTGCCGATGTGATTAGAGACATACCCACCACCGATGAGGCGACGTGCTTGGCCCACGTTGAGCCCTTTGAGGTGATGCTGTTGATAGGGTCTAGTCGGGATGAGCACACCTGCCGCCTTGTGAGTCGCAGTGAGTAGGCTGTAGCTGGTCGCATACGTCGTGGGCGTCTCGTCACCGCTGAACCCTAAAAGATTCCTGATCTCTGCTGAGTTCCAAGTGATGTGACCAATACTCGTGAGATATGAACAGTTGACCCTGCCTTCTGAGTCTAAGAACCACGAGATCTGAGTACCATTAGCCGCTCGGTCTAGCTCACTGATGGAGGGCATAGTAGAGAAAGCATCAGCGTCATTGATTGTGGACTTGTTTCTAAGACCCGTTGTCACGTCCTGCATATAAACAGGGATGCTAGGGAAGAGGAAAGAGCCAGCGCCGCCCACCTCCTCAACAGTATATTCGACGTCATCGAGATTCAGCTCACCTCTGATCCAGTCGTTGGGAGCTGTGACCACATAGTCTGAGCCAACGAGTGTGGCGTTGATGGCAGTCGTTCCGATACCGAGCGCATCAACTGAGCCGGTGGACCTGATCTCAAAGTCTACATCTGAGGTGATGGTGATCTTGTCGCTTGCATTTACACTCACGACCCACGAGGTTCCAAACGTGTTCACCAGATCCATCGCGCCAGACCATGTGAGGCTTGCATCATCAGCACGCCGATTCAGAAGAAAGATGAGGTCTTCAAATATCCCATCACCGCTAGCAAAGGTCGTCATGTTGACAGCCGCGCCACCACTGCGAGTGAACATTTTAACGCCAGTGTAAGCTCTCATATCATAAGCAGTGAGAAGGCCGAACTGAGGAGCAGGGTTATTAAGTGGCATTAGAAACGCCTCCTTGGTGCGCCGCGTCTCGGCGTGTTTTGAATGTCAGTGATTCGATCAGCCAAAGCCTGCTCGGCGCTCGCCTTGGTGTCATAGATGACAGCCCCACCGAAGTTGATATTGAAGACCATCTGAGTGTCTCTAGCCTGCTCTCTCTCTGCCTCAGGAGCCTCTTGAGGTGAGCCGAGAGGTGAGACGCTAGCAGCTGCGGCAGCACTACCACCACCGCCGCCACTACCTGCTAGGCTTGACCCTGACACACCAGCGGCGATAGCTGCCCCCGTCATCACAGCCGCGCCAGCAAAGTACCCACCAGCCGCCTTGGGATTTACAAACGTGGCGGCGATACCTTTAGCTGTCATCATCAGCGCCTCAATGGCCGCTTGTTGGCCTAATGCGAGGAGGAGATTTCCAATAGCGCGCGGGAGCTCACTCTTCTCTTGCTCTGCAATCTTTGTTCGCTCCTCTTGATACGTGAGGGTCATCTCATTGATTTGCTCGTTGGCTTGCTTGACCGCCTTGACGCGGTCTTTATATGTACCCTCCACTTTTTGAGCGGCCTTCTTTGCTCGCTTGACGTCCTCCTGATATCGCTCATATAGATTTTGTCTAGCCTCCTCAGCGCTCGCGTCTGTCAAGTGTTGGAACATCGATGAGCCGACCAACTGTGGTAGCTGGTCCACCATCCCCATCAGAGAATCTTTAAAGGCGTCATAGCCTTCATCAGTGTACCTCTTAATGATCGCCGCTCGCTCGATATTATATCGCCTGGTCAGCTCGGTGAGCTCCTCCTCTGAGCGCTCCTTCATTTCAAACTCTTGACTATATTTCAGCTCTAAAAGGTTTAGCTCTTTATCCTCGCCTTCCTTCATCAATGAGATATCAAACGCTTGAGACTCCTGTAAGAACTGACGTCGATGAGCTTCTAAGCGTTGGCGTTCATCTTCAATCTTCTTCTGCTCGGCTTCAGCTCGTTTCCGCTGTTCCTCTGCTTGTCGCTCGGCTTGCTGGTCTGCTGTCTGTTGAATCCTCAAGCGCTCATTCTCATAGCGTAGATCTATAGCCAGTTTGGCCTTGGCGTTTCTCCCTGCAAGCTTGATCTCTGCCTCATATCGAGCTTGCAAGACCTCCTCAATAGAAGCGCCTTGCAGCCTCATCTGCTCAATCTCCAAGAGCCTTATCTGATGATCTTCAGCTAGTCGCCGTTGAGCGCGCGCTTTATAAGCTTCATATTTCTTCTTCTGCTCGGCTTCTTCTTCTTCAGCTGCCTTCTTTCGGATATCGCCTTGTTTGGATGCTGAGTTGGCTCTGATCAATGCTTCTTCATTATAAACATTAATCTGAGCCTTTAATCTTTTTTCAATAGCGGCTAGCTCTGGAGCATTTTGCTTATGCCTCTCTATTTGTATGGCTAAAAGCTTACTCTCTTCATTAAACTGTTCTTTTCTGAGCTCTAATAGATTGCCCCCTAAAATGACCTCAGCATTCATGACCTTTATGTTTTGAAGACGTGCGGAGAGCTCCTTGACTCTGCTGAGCGTTGACTCTGCTGAGCGTTCCTCAAACTCTTTCTCAGCTGTGGCAGATGCTCGGATTTTCTGCTCCACTTCCTCTTGAATAGGGATAAGTGCTTGAAGCTGACGATTATAATCATGTTGAGCTTGAGCTTGATCAGCTTTAGCTTTGGTAAGATCTAGAGTTGCAATAAGCTCGAGAGTCATTAGATGGACAGCTTTTTGCTTTAAGAAATCACCATCTTTCTCAACTTTAGCAGTCTCTTCATGAAGCTTCTTTTTTTTCTTTTCAAGCTCTATGATTTTCTCGCTTGACTCTCTAGCCTTCTGCTCACTTTTAGTGAGTTTCTCAATCGCCTTTTGTAAGTTCTCCTTAGCTACTTGAGCATCGATATTGAGTTTCATAAACTTGTAAAGCTCTTGAGCAGTGGGTATCACGCCCTTCTCAGCGAGCGCTTCAAGCTTGCTCTGCAGATCACCGGCCGCCGCCGCCATAGCCTCTTCAGCGTCTTCAGCTCTTTGAGCGGCTCCAGTGATCATGTTGAATGTTTCATATAGCGCCATACCCGCCGCGATTACTCCACCAACAGCAGGTAGCATCAGCAGCAAGCCTTTAGCGCCGGTCTTGCCTACATTCTTGATCGCTCCACCTAGCTCACCAAAAGACCCCGCCATCTCTTCAATGTTTCCCGTCAGACTGCTTAACCCTTCACCTAGATGACTGTTAGTCTGATCGAACTTCTGAGCAATCTGGCCAGCTGACTCACCAATAGAGCCGAGCCCTTTCTTGGCGGCTTCTGCGCCACTAAGATTGACTTCAATATCTACAGTATTACTTGCCATGATGGGCCTCCTTCATTGCTCGCTCTTGCTCTCTATAATGCGCTGATTCTGTATTATTGTGAAGTATATCTATGGCTTCAATCACTGCGACACTTGGCCGAGGGAAGCTCTCAGAGATGGAATAGAGCCCCGCTCGATGTCGATGATAGGCCGAGATAATAGACGCCATTTTATTCGCACCGGCCACGGGACAAGACCTTATTTCAAGGTCACTGAATCCCTCACCGCAATCCGGCGCGACTCGATAACCTGGCACGAACCAACCGCGCTCATCCTTTTGAGCTGATGGTAAGCCCTGCTGAAAAGGGCCACCACAGTTACCGCGCTGAGCCCTCAACCCTGGCTTTGCTCGGCATTGGGCGCAACCCCAAGCGCGGCCCCCTGAATGACGAAGCCAAACAGAAGCCGCAAGCGCTATTTTCCCTCGATGCCTAAAAGGCTGATTCGTTGAATGTGAACCACTAGCTCACTGATAGCTTGAATCCGGTGAGCCTCAGGTCTGATGAGCTGGAGCTGGTCAGCGCTCGCCTCTTCTCCATCGATGTGGGTCAGGCTTGAGTTGATCATCTCCTGATATACTCGATTCAGGTAACTCTGGTAATCGCTCATAGCTTCGCGCTCATCATTGCTGAGTTGATGATGCCACTGAGCGCGCTCCTTATTGTCTGACGGTGCTTCAGTCCACAGCAGACGCCCAAGCTCTGAACGAATCAAAGAGCCCGCTCTTGCCTCTGCCTCTTCTCGCTCGGCAGCAGATAACGCCTTAAGGGTAAACTTAGTGGCGTCTTTGCCGACTTTGCCCAATTGTGATAAGTCGCCTGTGTCGAGATAAGCGGAGCGCTGAGAGTCATCAGCAGTCACAGCTGAGTCACAAGTGATCACAACATCAAGGGTCAGGTCAGAAGAGGTGAGGAAAGAGAGGGCCATATTACACGCCGAGTCCTAATCTAAAGGGTGAGTTTCCAGCGTTGGCCTCACTCACATCACCGCCAAAGCGAGATTGTTGATAGGTCAACTGCTGACGAACAATCTCATTACCTGACACATCATAAGCGCTCGGGTCAACTGTGAGCTGAGCCGCTGGAAGCATGAGAGCGCAACCGAGCCCATCACCCTGAGGGCCAGTTCCTACAATGACCTGCCTCACAGTGCGGTTGAAGAAGTCGCTGCTGATGGTGGTGTTAACTGAGCTGAGAGTCAGAGATAGCTCAACCACAACGTCACTGATCTCCATGTCACTCATAGCGATGATGCTATTAGAGTGACCCATAGGTGTGAGCGTATTGGTGAGCGTCAAACTGAAATCTTCAGCATCGAGCGCCAAGCGTCCCAAGGTGTCACCTGTTGAAGCGTTGGTGAGTGAGGTAGGTGAGGTCGATGAGGCGACCACATAAGCACCACGGAAGAAGGCCGGCGCGCCGGTGTTGTAAGTTGGCTCGATAGGTCCAACCGCTGAGCCGTGATCATCCTGAATGAGCGCCGCCTGATAGGTGAAGTCAGCCATGAGGCGTCCATTATCAAGACTGATGCTCATGCTCTCCAATACGCAGCCATAAGCATAAGAGCGGAAGTTCACCCCATCGACGCGGAATGATAGTGAGTGCTCTCTGTCACCTGTCGCAGTGCGCCCAGGGATGTACCACGTTTGTAGACCTCTCACCGCAGTGTAAGAGCTGGATGAGAAAGCAGGTGAGATGGTGACATCTGATGAAGCGTCGGCGTTGTCAGTGATCGCTGAATACTCAGCGCGGCCACTGATAGAGGTGCTCACGAGCGTTCCAATATCAGCCTCAGCCGGTGCGCTCCCTGGTGTGTATGTGTTGGCGTCCACCGCCGTCAATGAGGCGTCACTGACGACTGATGGAAGCTTGGTCTTCATACCCGCGCCGAGGAGATAGCCGAGGTAGTTGGCGGCGTAGGTATCCGCAGCTGATCCAATCGTGGTGAGGTCAACTCGACAGACAACTTGGCCGGTTCGACGGCGAACTCGTGAGCCACCTGACCAAACTGTATCAGGCTCAGGAGGTAGCATGTAGTTACCATCACGAGCATCATTACGCTCACTGACCACGGGCTCACCAGGGATGATGATGGGGTCGCGCTCACAAGGGATAGAAACATAGGTGAGCCCTGAGTTATCAGGTAGACCGGTAGAAGGGCTGATTGAGCCAAATAAGCTCTCGACAGCGATGGACAAAGAGCGATGTGTTACCGCCATGTTATGCCTCCAAATAAAGCAAGGTAAAGGGGATGGTCAGGATGAAGACACCCTGCTCACCGAGGTTTAAGGGCTCATAGATGGGTGTCTCAGGAATGACTGACACGATCCCAGTTGTGACGAGTGAATAGTTAGGCCCTTTGAGGGTGACTAGTAGACTCTCGGCATCCTCAGCCATGAGACGCTGAAGATAGGCCACATCATGAGGGATATCATACCTCACCCTGAGGTCGATGAGCGCGCGACGTCTACCGCTCAGCCCTGCCGCCCCGTCATCGCTCGGCATCTCAGCTATATCAAGCTGAAAGTATCGGTTGGAGTTGAAGCGCTCCTCTAATGGGACAACCATCCCATCAGCTCGAGCGTGAGCGACGAAGCCATGATAAACATCACTCTTGGGTGAGGTCGCCTCGAGCTGAGTCTCTAGGTATTCCAGCGCTGAAAATATGCCTTGGCTCATTTGATCTTCTTCCTAACTTCAGCCTCAACAGCCTCAACGAGAATCTCAATATCCTGAGGGCTTAAGCCTAAGAACTGACGATCTTGATTGACGACATACCCATATTGAGCCTTGTCACTGAGGCCGATGACAAACATGTCCTCAGTGGCTTGCTTGACGATGAGGTTGTTCATCATGTTCCCTGAGAGGACTAGATCAACCTCAGCGCTATCACTTCCGCTACCTCGACGCCTGCTCTCCTCTTTATATTGCTGATAGCCACCCTCATAGTAGACGCTCTCACCCGTCCTAGATGGTCGCCCTCCTTTGGGCTTCAGACGGGCGCCACGCTTGGAGACATAGAGAGGTGTGGTTGAGTATGGCTTAAACGGTCGACCATCAGCGTCAAGCCCTCTCGAGGTTCTGAGCTTGATAGATGCAAGCGTATTCTGCGCTAGCCTCAACGTGTCCTTAGCGGTCCACAATGAGCGCGGAATCTTGATGTTAACCTGATTCGGCATTAGTGCCTCATCCCTCTAACTGGTGTGAAGCGGCTATCGTTCTCACTCTTCACATAGCTAGACCATGAGGCCCTGAAGTCAGTGGAGCTCCCACCCTTACGCCTGAGATTCTCCTCACCCTCATCAACCACCCCATCACCATCAAGATCTAAGGTGATTGACCGCAGAGCGATATCGAGCAACTCACGACATCTAGCTCTCATCGTCTCGGCGGCGTCGAACTGCATATTCATTTCATAGATCATGGCAGCCGAGCAGTAAGCATGAGCGCGCTTGAAGCTCTGCTGATTGAAGACCTCATCCTCTGTCACATTGTCAGCTATGACATGATCACGGATCACCAAGATGATCTCATCAAGCGCCGCCTCGATCTGAGGTGTGAAGTCGCTCTGACGACGTGGCACCTTATCAGCGAGGTTGGCGAACTGACCCACAAGCTCATCATGATCTAGGCCGGTGTTGAATGGCCTAGGAGTTACTTTGAGCAGTCCTGTCTCAACGTGGTTATCACCCGCGAGATCAGCATACTTGATAGTGTATGGATAGACACCCGCCGTAGCTGTTTGAAGCGCGGTGAGGTTAACATAGCTCATCGCAAAGTTGAGCGTCACAGTTCCACTCAGGTCTAACTCTCTAGGCAGTGGCTCAGCCAAGATGGCGCTGGTCCCTCCTAGTCGACTCACCTTGACTGCATAGTAAGTATCACGAGTAGTCTTGATAAAGGCGTTGATCTCATAGCGCTCAAGCTGAGTGGCTACCGCTTCACTGAGCGTGAGGGTTCGGCGATCATTTGCCACTGCTGTTACTACTACATCAGCACGCGACTGAGTGAACGCCTCATCGGTGAGAGGTGCGCTGAAGTTGATGGTGAGTGATGGAGCTCCTGAGTAGGGTTGAGGAGGGTTCCAAGAGAAGAAATGGGTCTGACCTTTTACTGCTTTTCTCATCGCTTCTTTGCTCCTGCATTAGCTTTGCTTATATCGCTCGCCTTGGCGCGCTCAAGATCAGCCGCCTTGATGAAGCTCTCAGTAACAGGGCTCCAAGAGTGTCGGCAGTTATAGCCACCACACGCGATCTTAACCGGTCGCCCTTGATTGTTGTTAAGCTTGCTCATCTGCGTCTCATCGACCACTAGGTTGATCAGCGCTCGACAGAAGGGCCGAGTGATCCCATCTCGTGGGCCGGTGTAGAGATAGTAGTTGAGGTCAGCCGCCGCAGCTGCCACCGCTGTCACTGAGCGTCCATACTCTGAGATCTGTGTTTTGATCTCGGTGAGCTGTCGCCCCTCTGCCTTTTCTAGTTGTCTCTCGAGGTCGCTCTTAATGATCTCCATCGGGATAGATAGAGTCATCGAGCGCAGAGAGGTCTTCACCGCCTTGGTGAAGTCGGGCGCTATTACGTCCTCAAAGACAGCGCTCGCCGCTTGCGCTTGGATCAGGTCAAGTTGAGGAATAGCCTCAGGGGATAGATCGACGCCTATCACCTCAAGCGATTTCTCAACGCTTGCTCTGATTCTCGTGGTGGCCTCGATGAAGTCATCGACAGCCAAGCCGAGTCCACCACGTAGGATGAGATCTAAAATCTGCTCATCCGTAAAGCTCATCAAGAGCTGAGGATCATTGCTCACTGACTGCATGGTCATGAGGTCAACAATCTGTTTGCGTGCTCGCTTTAGAGCGAGGGTGAAGCCACGCTCAGCTTCTACCTCTGCTCTGAGTTGATCGCGTCGAGCACGAATAAGACTAGCCACCGGCCCACGCTCACCCTTGACCTGCCTAGACAGATCATCAATGGCGAGCTGGTCAGCATCCTCTGAGAGATGTATATGGCTAGCCTCAAGCATCAACTCACACTCAGGTCAAACAGTCGTTGAGGACGTAACCAAGAGAAGCATCGATGAGCTTGAAGCTGTGGACCTCCTCAGCGTAGACATAGCGCCGAGTGCGATCTAATGAGTCATACTGACCCGCGATCATGCCACCAAACTCGAGGTTAAGCGCTGCCGTTGGCATGCCCTTAACATTACCGCTCTTTTGAACGATGGCATCTGAGCCGCGTAGGATACCCATGAAGATCGTCTCACGATCCCAGATGTAAGCCTCAGAGCTAGCCGCGCCAGGAACAGCGGTGTCTCGAAGCGCAGCACCTACCATGATGTTGGGGATACCGAGCACATCACGAAGCACAGAGAGAACCGCCTCATCTGCCAAGATGCGATTGCCTGAAGCGATCCCGCTAGAGCTGTCTCCAACATAGCCACGGACTTCAGGATTACGAGCAAGAGCGCGGAAGACGTCACGGCCTAAGATCATGGTGTCAGGGTTGATCCCATGAGCGTTTGAGTAAACGGTATCTTTGAGGCTGTGCAAGGTAGTGAGAGGCTCA